GACCTCCCTTAGAAGGAAGGATCTTGATAATATCTTCTTGTACCAAAGTGGATGTATCCATAACCTTTTCTGAATCTATTAGTTGCTTCATTTTTAAATGAAACTTTATAAGTGTTGTCATGTACCCAATTTTTTTCCTGAACATATTGCTCAGCTCCTTCAGGATTTGGGATATAGATATAAGACTGTTTTCCACCATATTCAAAACTATGATTTCCATCAGGTCTATGATCATCTCTTCTTAGGGTGATAGTTCTATTACCTTTCTTACCAGTAATTTCAGTGACAGTATAAGGATAGCTATCAGTACCACTTGATCTAGTAGCAGCCATGCCTACTTGAATGTCTAGTCTGCCTTCTACTTCTAATTCTGTATCAACAAGGTTGCTGATGAAGTCTGAGATGTTAGTTGAGTTTGTCATTTTATTGTCCTGCTCTAAGAGCTTTTAATTGATTATGAATCTATTATAAACCCGTATTGGAATATGATGCAAGAACAAAATGAACTATTTTATAATAGCACTACATATTGTGCTAAAGTTGCTCTTGAGATACTATATAACAAGAAATCCTAGATATAGTGATTTATAATTTTGGGAGATTGACACTATGGCAGTTGAAGAATATTCAAATACAGTAATAGATGTCAAGGCTAGTCAGCCTGATTCTACAGAATATTCCAGTGTGAATGACAGTAAAGAAGAAATAAGAAAGGATGTCTTTGACAATCCTGTTGAAGCAAATGCAAGAGCCAAAGAAATAGGGTGTGTAGGATCACACTCACATGATGAAGATGGCAATACAGTTTATATGCCATGCAAGACTCATGAAGAATACACGGAGCTTACAGGAGAGGAAGTGAAGTCATTTATAGAAATCAAGTCAGAAATAAAAGCCTATCAAGATGAAGAAGAAGATAAAGATTATGGAACCTTTGAAGGATATGGATCTGTATTCGGCAACAAAGATCTAGGAAATGATGTCATAGAAGCGGGAGCTTTTACTAAATCACTCAAACGAAGAAAACCCCAAAGTGTAAAACTCTTATATCAGCATAAGTCTGATATGCCTATTGGTGTCTTTGATTCAATCAAAGAAGATGAGCACGGGTTAGTAGTCAAAGGTAGGTTAGCACTTAAAACACAAGCAGGTGCAGAAGCCTATGAATTATTAAAGATGGGAGCTCTTGATGGTCTATCAATAGGCTTTAGAGTAAACCCTGACCAAGTTTCATATGATAAGCGTGGTAATAAACGACTTATTAAAGAAGTAGACTTAATGGAAGTCTCATTGGTGACTTTTCCAATGAATCCTAAGGCAACAGTAATGTCTGTCAAGGGAGATGAGATTTCTATAAGGGAGTGGGAGAAAGGGCTGCGTGATGCTTTCCATCTATCCCGTTCTGAAGCGAAAGTGGCGGCAGCAGCAGTCACTAAGTCTTTTGAAGTTAATCAGCGAGAAGCTGAGAATCAAAATACTGAATTGGTAGATGCCATAAAGAACTTAACTTTAACCTTAAAATCTTAATAGGAGATAATTATGTCGGAAGATATAAAAACAGCTATTCAAGATCTTGGAGAGACTTTTTCAGAATTTAAGAAAGTCAATGATGAGAGACTTGAAAAGCTAGATAAAGGTGAAAGCGTTGCGGAACTAGATCAGAAGATGGCTAACATTGAGAGCAAATTAAACACTCTTGAAGAAGTTAATCAGAAGCTAGTTGCTGCAGAGCAATCACAAAAGAACCTACAGGAAACAGTTGAAAAATTTGAAACAAGGCTTACACGCCCTAATTCAGGTATGGATACTAAAGCTGTAGATGAGTATATGGGTGCATGGGATTCATATTGCAGAAAAGGTCTTGAAGGTCTTGATGCTATGGAGAAGAAAGCACTTACTGTAAGTAATGATTCTACTGGTGGTTATTTAGCACCTGCTGAATATGTGAGAGAGTTGATCAAAGATGTGACTGAAATCTCACCTATCAGACAAATTGCTAGAGTAAGATCAACTGGTCAGAGATCCATTCAGATCCCTAAAAGGACTGGACAATTTGCTGCTCAATGGGTAAGCGAATCAGGAACTAGATCAGAGACTACTGGTTGGCAAGTTGGCTTGGAAGAGCTACCTGCTCATGAGCATTACGCAATGGTGGATATATCAGAACAAGATTTAGAAGATTCAGTCTTTAATCTTGAAGCAGAAATGCAGTCAGAGTTTGCAGAGCAATTTGCAAAAGCTGAAGGTGCAGCTTTCTGTACTGGTAATTCAGTAGGTAAACCTGAAGGCTTCATGACTAATAGTTCAGTCTCAGAAGTTAATAGTGGGAATAGTTCTGCTTTAACTGCTGATGGTTTAATTTCATTAGTACATGGCATTAAGTCTGATTATGGTAAGAATGGTGTATTTGTTTTTAACAGATCTACTCTTTCTGCAATCAGGAAGCTAAAGGACACTGCAGGTCAGTATATCCTTCAAACAGGCATGAATTTAGAAGGTGGTGCAATAAACACTATTCTAGGTCATCCTTACATTGAAGCAGCAGACATGGCAGATATCGGTGCAAATGCTTATCCTATCGCCTTTGGTGATTTCAGACGAGCATATATGATCGTAGATCGTGTATCACTAGCGGTTCTCAGAGATCCGTTCACTCAAGCTACAACTGGTAATGTAAGATACATTGCAAGGCGTAGAGTAGGTGGACAGGTCATTCAAGCTGAAGCCATTGTTAAACAGAAAGTATCAGCATAAGGAGATAACATATGAATGATTTAAGTAATAATCTAAAAATCGTAGCAAGTGTTGTTCCTGCTGCTTTAGATGCGGATGCCAACGGAGTTGGAGTTGACACACAAGGGTATGAAAATGCTTTAGTGGTTGTTAATTGCGGTGCTGAAGGTATTACTCTAAGTGGCACTAACAAGATTGAATTTGAATTAGAAGTATCTGATGACAATTCTTCTTGGACAGATGCGACTTCTGCAGATGTAGTTGGCACTTTAGGTGCTAATGGCAACTTTCTCACATTGGATGACAATGCTGAGACACCTAGCGTAAGTGAGCTAGAATATCTAGGTAATAGTAGATATATAAGAGTTGTTGCTAACTTCAGTGGAACGCATGGTACAGCTACACCAATGGCTGCAAGTGTAATTCTAGGTAAGCCTAGACACGCACCTGCATAAGGGTAGTTATTGATTTTGGGGGGTGAAATTCCCCCCTCTTTTAACAGGAAATAATTATGGCAAAGAAATTTAAAATCATGGTTCCAAAACCTGCATCAGCAAATGAATTAGGTACTGATGTAAAATTATATAAGGCTGATGAGATCATAGAATCTGAAGGTCAATGGCAAGATGATGTCATGCAAACTTTTGTAGAAAACGGATGGGCTATGGAAGTCAAGATGGATTCTGCAGATGAAGTAGTAGAAGTAGAAGCTGATGTAGAGCCAGTAAGAGCAAGAAATGAAAAAGGTCAGTTGATTGGAGATGATCTATCAACACCTGATGTCAATGAAGCATGGGAAGGTGGAGAAGCACCTAAAGCTAAAGCTAAAAAGAAAACTACTAAAAAAACAACAAAGAAAGCCAAGTAAGTAGTTCTTTGTTATACTTTTAACAGCAGAAGCTGAAATGGTAGATACCATATATTTATTAGGAATTATTTATGGCAGCAGGGTATCATCATTTTATCATTGAGCAAGGAGCTACATTTAAGCACACGCTAACTCTTAAAGATGCTAATGGTACATTAATTAACCTTTCAGGTTATTCCGCAGAAATGGATCTGCGAAAAAATCAAGATGACACCTCTGAAGTAATCACATTAACAGTTCCAAATAATAGAATCGCTATGGGTGGAGCTGCAGGTACAGTCACTATTGAAATCTCAGCTACGGACACTTCAAGCCTACAAGTAGGTGATGGTGTTTATGACATTGATCTATCTGATGCGAGTGGAAAAGTTGACAGACTATTAGAAGGCACATACTCCATAAGAGGTAATGTAAGCAGATGAGTATTAATAATATAGATATAATTACAGTAGGAACTCAGGGTCCTGCAGGTGCACAAGGTCAACAAGGTGATAAGGGAGCCAAAGGACAACAGGGTGCAGATAGCTCAGTTGCAGGTCCTACAGGTAGTCAAGGTGATAAAGGTCAAAAGGGTGAAGTAGGAGTCACGGGTAATACGGGCTCTACTGGTAATACAGGTGATAAGGGTCAGAAGGGTCAAACTGGAACAACAGGAGACACTGGATCACAAGGTCAAAAAGGAACGACAGGATCTACAGGATCTACTGGTGCAACAGGTTCACAAGGAGTACAAGGAGACAAAGGATCCACTGGTTCTACTGGTGATACTGGTGCTCAAGGTGATAAAGGTCAAAAAGGAACAACGGGATCAACTGGTTCTCAGGGTGTTCAAGGTAATACAGGACCGACAGGTTCAACAGGTCCAACAGGATCTACTGGTGATAAAGGGCAGAAAGGAGAGGTAGGCTCTACTGGTAATACAGGATCAACAGGTCTAACAGGTTCTCAAGGAACAAAAGGTACAAAAGGTCAAGAAGGTAATTTTGGTGGTCAGACAGTAGAGTTTAACTTTGCCACTAATACAACTGACAGTGATCCCACTGCAGGTATAGTCAAATTCAACAACGCTAACATTTCTTCTGCAAGTGTTATGTTTATTGATGATGTTGATCAAGGGTCTACAGATATTCAGGCATATCTAAGAACTATTGATGATTCAACTTCTTCAATCAAAGGTCATGTCCGTTTATCAAACAAGTCTAATGCTGCTGACTTTGCCTTATTTCAAATAGGTGGGGCAATAACAGAAGCTACAGGATATTTTAAAGTTCCCGTTTCATATTTATCAGGTGCTACATCATTTAGTGCTGATGAAGAGCTTATAGTCACCTTTGCAAGAACTGGTGATATTGGTGATACAGGTTCAAAAGGTCAGAAAGGTACAACAGGATCTACTGGAAGCACTGGATCTAAGGGTCAAAAAGGAGAAGTGGGTGTCACTGGTGCTACAGGACCTACTGGTTCTACTGGACCAACAGGAAATACTGGTGGAACAGGACCTACTGGACCTGCAGGTAATGATGGTAGTGACGGAGATAAAGGTGAAAAAGGTCAACAAGGGAACTCAATAACTGGACAAAAAGGACAGACTGGTTCTACTGGTGCTGCAGGTAATGATGGTTCTGATGGTTCAGATGGAAGTAAAGGACAAAAAGGAGAAGTAGGATCAACAGGTTCTCAAGGTGATAAAGGACAGAAAGGTACTACAGGTGATACTGGAGCTGCAGGATCTGATGGATCTAACGGATCAAAAGGTCAGAAAGGCGAAATAGGAAACACTGGTAATCAAGGACAAAAAGGTCAAACAGGTAATACAGGTGCTCAAGGTGATACGGGTGCTGCAGGTGGTGATGGAGCTGACGGAGATAAAGGTCAGAAAGGACAAACAGGAACAAGCGGATCAGATGGAAGTGATGGTTCTACAGGACCTACAGGTCCAACTGGAGCAAGTGTAAAGGGTCAAAAAGGTGAAGTTGGAGCAGGTGGTTCTCAAGGACCTACAGGTGTCACTGGACCTACAGGACCTGAAGGTCCTTCAGGAGCAGCATCATCTAAAGGTCAGAAAGGTCAAACAGGTGCAACAGGTTCAACAGGTCCAACTGGTCCTACAGGTAATAATGGTAATGACGGGTCTGATGGATCCAAAGGTCAAAAAGGAGAAGTTGGTGCTAGTGGCTCTAATGGCAGCAATGGTTCAGATGGTAATGATGGAGATAAAGGTCAAAAAGGTGAAGTAGGTTCAACAGGATCTCAGGGATCTACAGGTCCTACTGGTTCTACAGGTCCTACTGGTTCTACAGGTCCTACTGGTGATACTGGTTCAGGTGGATCAAAAGGTCAGAAAGGAGAAATTGGAGCAACAGGACCTACTGGTCCTAATGGTCCTTCAGGTCCTACAGGTAATGATGGTAATGATGGCGGTACTGGTCCAACTGGTCCTGCAGGAAGTAAAGGGCAAAAAGGACAAACAGGTTCAACAGGTTCAACTGGTGGTGACGGATCAACAGGAGACAAAGGACAAAAAGGTGAAGTTGGTGTGACAGGTAATACTGGTGCAGCAGGTTCAGATGGCGATAAGGGACAGAAAGGAACTACTGGAAGCACTGGTGGAACTGGTCCAACAGGTCCAACAGGATCTACTGGTTCAGCAGGTAATGACGGATCTGATGGTGACAAAGGACAGAAAGGAACAACGGGAGCTACAGGTTCAACAGGATCAGCAGGTTCTAATGGTTCTGATGGTGCTGCAGGTGATAAAGGTCAGAAGGGTACTACAGGTAATACAGGTGGGACTGGATCAACAGGTCCAACAGGTCCTTCAGGCAATAACGGAGATAAAGGTCAAAAAGGTACAACTGGTTCTACAGGGTCTCAAGGATCAACTGGAGACACTGGTCCTACTGGTTCTACAGGGTCTAAAGGACAGAAAGGTGAAGTAGGTGTCACTGGTAATACAGGTTCAACAGGACCTACTGGATCAGATGGTCCTACTGGTTCTACGGGTGCCAAAGGACAGAAGGGAGAAGTAGGAGCAACAGGTTCTCAAGGAGATACTGGACCTACTGGATCTCAAGGTTCTAAAGGACAAAAAGGTACCACTGGTAATACTGGTTCAACAGGTGGAACTGGTCCTACTGGTACTACTGGAGACAAAGGTCAGAAGGGTCAAACAGGAGCTACAGGAGCTGCAGGTAATAACGGATCTGACGGATCTGACGGATCTAAAGGACAAAAAGGACAAACTGGTTCAACTGGTAGTACAGGTCCAACTGGTTCAACAGGACCTACTGGATCAACGGGTGATACAGGTCCAACAGGACCAACAGGTTCAACAGGTACTGGTATCACAATGGAAGGTCAAGTTGCTCAAACAAGCAATCTACCTTCTTCAGGCAATACAAAAGGTGATGCCTATATAGTTCAAAATGATGATTCACTTCATATATGGGATGGCTCTGCATGGGTTAGTGGTGGATCTATACAAGGACCTCAAGGTCAAAAAGGACAAACTGGTTCAACAGGCGGAACAGGACCTACAGGTGGTACAGGTCCAACTGGTCCAAGTGGATCTAATGGTTCTAATGGCGATAAAGGACAAAAGGGAACAACAGGTTCTACTGGTTCTACTGGATCTGCAGGATCAAATGGATCAGATGGTTCAAAAGGACAGAAAGGTCAGACAGGATCTACTGGATCAACAGGTCCTCAAGGATCTCAAGGCGATACAGGACCAACAGGACCAACTGGTGCCAAAGGTCAAAAAGGAACAACTGGAACAACAGGAAACACTGGTGGCACTGGACCTACTGGACCTACAGGATCTAAAGGTCAGAAGGGAGAGGTTGGAGTCACTGGTAATACTGGTTCTACTGGTGATACAGGTCCAACAGGACCGACAGGATCTACTGGAGCTAAAGGACAGAAGGGTACTACAGGATCTACAGGACCTACTGGTCCATCAGGTTCAAATGGATCTAATGGATCTAACGGAGATAAGGGACAGAAAGGTACAACAGGAAATACAGGAGGTACTGGTCCTACAGGTGACACTGGTTCTACAGGAGCTAAGGGTCAGAAAGGAACAACAGGAAACACTGGTTCAACTGGACCTACTGGTAGCACTGGATCAACAGGTCCAACAGGGGCTAAAGGTCAAAAGGGTACTACAGGAGCAACAGGTGGAACGGGTCCAACTGGTCCTACAGGCTCTGCAGGAAGCAATGGTAGTGATGGCTCTAAGGGTCAAAAAGGTCAGACTGGTAATACAGGAGGAACAGGTCCTACTGGTGGAACTGGTCCAACTGGAGCAAAAGGACAAAAAGGAACAACAGGAGCAACGGGTGGTACTGGACCGACAGGTGGTACTGGACCTACAGGTCCTGCAGGTAGCAACGGATCAAACGGAAGTAAGGGACAGAAAGGTACAACAGGATCTACTGGACCTACTGGTTCACAAGGCGGAACTGGTCCAACAGGACCAACTGGACCGACAGGTGCAGGTGGTTCTACAGGAGCTAAGGGTCAAAAAGGAACTACTGGATCTACAGGCGGAACAGGTCCGACTGGTCCTACAGGTCCATCAGGATCAAATGGTTCTAACGGATCTAAAGGACAGAAAGGTCAAACAGGTTCAACTGGTGGAACTGGTCCAACTGGTCCAACAGGAAGCGGTGGTGCAACTGGTGCTAAAGGACAGAAAGGACAAGCAGGTAGCAACGGATCTACAGGACCTACAGGTTCAACTGGTGGGACTGGACCTACTGGAGCTAAAGGACAGAAGGGTCAAACTGGTTCAACAGGACCTCAAGGATCTACAGGATCTACAGGTGGAACTGGACCTACTGGAGGAACTGGACCAACAGGATCCAAAGGTCAGAAAGGACAAGCAGGATCTAATGGATCTAATGGTGGTACTGGACCAACAGGACCTACTGGAGGAACAGGTGCTAAGGGACAAAAAGGTCAAACTGGTGGAACTGGACCAACTGGACCTACTGGTTCTCAAGGTGGTAGTGGACCAACTGGACCAAGTGGAGGAACAGGACCGACTGGTGGAACTGGACCGACTGGATCTAAAGGACAAAAAGGTCAGACTGGTGGCGGTGGCTCAACTGGACCAACTGGACCAACTGGACCTTCAGGTTCTAATGGATCAAACGGAAGTAAGGGACAGAAAGGAGCTGCAGGATCTAATGGATCTAATGGATCTAATGGATCAACAGGACCTACTGGATCAACAGGAGCCAAAGGACAGAAAGGTGCTGCAGGGTCTAATGGATCTAATGGAAGTAATGGTGGAACTGGACCTACTGGATCAACAGGACCAACAGGACCTACAGGACCAACTGGACCTTCAGGTGGATTCTCTACAAACTCCAATGCTCAGGTTAATAGCTTAGGTGTAAATACAGCAGGAAGTGGAACAGCAGGTGAGATTAGAGCAACTAATAACATTACTGCTTACTATTCTGATGAACGCCTAAAAGACTTTGAAGGCAATATTCCTGATGCTTTAGAGAAAGTATTACAACTTGGCGGATACTATTTCAGAGAAAATGAAAAAGCTAAGGAAATGGGCTATAACAACGATAAAAGACAAGTAGGGGTAAGTGCTCAAGAAGTACAGAAAGTGCTCCCTGAAGTGGTGACAGAAGCTCCTATAGATGCTGATTACATCACTGTTTGGTATGAGAAGTTAGTCCCATTATTAATAGAAGCTATAAAGGAACTGAATCAGAAGTTAGAGGATAAGTAATGGCTTACACCTGTATAACTCCTACCTCAGAGCAAATGGAAACATGGATAGCTGACGGAACTATTCAAAGACTTTATGATGATTCTAAATCATATATAGATGCAGGTTCACACCCTTTTGACCCTAGTCTAACAGATGATGAAAAAAAAGATTTTTTCATAAGCAGATTTAGAAGTGTTTACAGTTCTGATTCATGGTCTCCTGATAATCATACTCCTTTCAATCAGGCAATGTTTGATGATGATAAGTTAATTGCTATTTACAATGGTCATTATGATTCTGCAGATACTTCTGCAAATTTATCTATAACTCTTTTTAGTCCCAACAAAAGTAATTCTAAGTCATATCTCTACTCACTAGACTATACAACAGTTAGAAGAAATGCTGAGATAGCTTTAGGTGCTAATAAGACTCATGTTTGGGTGCAATGTGGTAATGGACCTGCTTTTAGAATGATGGCACAAAAGTCTTATGAAAATATTGGGGTACTCTATGAAGATGTTTCACATGAAGATATAGAGCAACATTATTACTATGAAAGACCTGCATATACAAGTATTCCTACTCCTGATGGGATTAGTGAAGAAGTACCTGCTGAAGTATTAATGGACTTTAAAATGACACTAACAAGATTTACACTGGTATTCAAATGACAAGATTAAGACGAGGTGAAAGCCTACAAGCTGACGGCATAAGAGACATGATGGAAAGCCATGATGCTAATGGATCAACATCTAGTATGGCAATGAACAGCACTAAGATATGGGAAAGACAAGTTTTTAGAGGTGGTAGCCTTCATACTACATCAAAAGGCACTACCTCAACACACTCTTTTAATGACCATTATGGTGTTATAAAAGTAAGAGGTCTTTCTACTACTTATCAAACAGGTACTACAAAAGCAGCTATAACTACTACTCTAGGAGGTTGGGGAACATCAGGTGGTGTTCAAGCAGCATCTAGTGGTAGTACAACAACTCAAGTAGGGAGAGTCTATGATGGTACAGACATCATAACTACTGCAGCTATTCCATTTTCTTATTTAGCACCTAACGCTGATGCTAATAAATGGCTATCTTATATAGGTTATTCTCTCTCAACTGGTTTAGCGGGAGTTTTTCAAATGATATTAGTTTTTGAAGGTAGTGGTGCTCAAACAACTGATACTGATTGGACAAAGGTTCATTTCGCACATGATATAGAAAATGACTATTCAGGTAATAATACTTATTCAGG